ATTCAGTATAAACCATATTATCATCCGTTAAATGAACTGAATTGAATGTTAATCGGTAGTCTCCATCTACTTTCAAACCACTACTTTCAATATAACTAAACGCTGTTGTAGCATCATCTATATAGTTAACTGAATTTTTGTTTATATTAATAGAAAATTTAGAAACATATTGTCGTATAAGTTCTATTTGTTTAACCATTGGAATACTATCATTCAAATATAGTTCACCTTTAAATTTTGATTTGTAAAATTGATTTAATTGATTATCCCCCAATTCAACATCATTATAACCATACTCAATAAATCTAGCTAAATCTATATCAAATCCTTTAGTAAAATTTAATATTTGTGAAATTGATTTGTAGTTAAAAATTAATTGAGTCTGTGTTGTATTTAATAATTGTTCCAATGCTTCTACTTTAATTCCCAACCCATCACCATTGTTTACATTTATAACCCACTCATTAGTTTTTGATTTGACATAAATAAAAGATATACGATTGTTCATCACATGCTTTTCATCATCTGATAATCTAACGTATATTAAATTAGTATGCTTTCTATATTCAATTAAGAAATTTTGAAATTCGAATTTATCTTCTACAAATATCATATATCCAAAGATAATACATTTTGGCTATAATACAAAATAAAAAGGAGAGTAATTAAACTCTCCTTTCGTTTGTGATTAAAAACCACCAAAATTCTTTTCATCTGATTCTGTCCAATGTTTTGCTTTTAATGCGTGCAAATCAATTGGTTCTCGTTTCATATGTCCACCTTTATTAAAGATTGCTCCTTTTTTAAGGTAACCACCTAATAAATTTCTACGGAATCTATTTGAGTTATTTGCCTCAGAACCATGTACACAATGTGAGTGTAACAATACTACTTGTCCTTTTCTTAAATAACCTTCTACTTTTCTGAAATCATGTCCTTCAGGCATTACACACGGTTTACCTCTTTCGTTTCTCCAAAATGTAGGATTTGTTTTTGTTCTATCTTCATCTACTTCAATTGGTAAAGTTTGTAATCTATGTGAACCTTCATAGTTCCATACTGCTCCGTTTTCAGGATCATGATTATCTAATGCCAATGCCGTATTAATAATTTCGTTATGCCCACATCCTGTATAAAATGCGTTTTGATGTTGGTCTCTACCTAATTGTCCTGGTGGTTTAAAATAACACCAAGTTTGCATTCCTTGTACTTCACCTTCCATTAAAAATTCACATGCTTCTAAAATCTTTGGATGACAAAACATTTTTTCTAATTTAGGAGAAAGTTTATGTGGATATGCAAAAGGATCCCACTCACCCCACTCTTTACCATCTTCGGTAGTTGTACCAATTCTAGCTTGTCTTAATTTTTCTAATTCATCGTTTACTTCATCAACCTCTTCTTCGGTTAATAATTCTAACACGGTAAATCCTCTATATCGCCAATCGAATGTAATTTGTTGTACTTCTAAATCGGTTAGATGTTTGAAATTGCTCATATAACTTATTGTTTATTTAATATAAATATAATTCTTTATTTTTTATTTTCCAAATAATATTATGATTTTTATCACCCCTTCCAAAATTTAGAATGATTTTTTAAGTAGGTGTCTAAATTTGAAATATTATGTCTTCCTAATTCAATTGATTTTTTATTTGCTTCTTCTACTTCTATTTTATCACCTTTAATTTTCCAACGGATTTTAGTTGTAATGTATAATGGATTGTTTACATATTTTTTAGCCGTGTATTTATCAATCTCATAAATAATACCCATAGGTTCATTACGTTTTCGTATAAACAATCTGTAAATATATCCTATTTTATAATCTTGTTCTATTAACTTTGGTTCGTATGCTTCTAATAGCGGTTGTCTAGAATTATTTGTATTCTTTATATTAGTATATCTATCCACTATATTTTTATTAATAGTATTCATTTTCTATCCTCCTAATTTAACTCTAAATCTTACTTCAACATCAATTTCCCATTTAGTATCATCTATTTTTTGTGTAATATCGGTGATTTGCCAATACCCCTTACCATCCAACCATGGGATATATGGAATATTACATGCTCTACCTACTACAAACCCACCTACACCTAACGTAGTGAACGTTAATTTTACAGGCAATAATGCATTCTTTACTTTTTCTGTACCTTCACCGAAATATAAATTTTTAACAACTCCAGCATCTTTAACTACTACAAAATAACTTTCTTCAGATCCACTATAATAATCTTTTGAATTAAGTTTTACTCTAAACTCACCTGGTGCATTAAACATTTTCATAAAAAATTCTTTAACCGCTGCAACCGCTGCTCCTGCTGTATCTGCTACTGCATTAACCGCACCACCCACAACGTTTCCAACAAAATCAAGTCCTTGTTGTAGGTAAGAACGATTATCTTCTACTACTCTTGTTGTACCACTATTATTATCTCCCCCACCTCCACCATGTTCACCATAATTAGCTGCATCCTTTTTTACTGCACCTAATACCGGATCTACACCACCGCCCGTAAAAATCGTACCTCCAGGATTTGTATCTCCACCTTGATTTTCTCCACCTAACATAGCCTGCCCTGCAATTTCTTTTGGTAAATCTGCTTGCAAATCTATATTTGTTATAGTAGAATGTGGTGAAAATAATGGTATGTATGGTGGTGGTTCTACATCATGTGCTAGATTATAATCTACAATAGTGTAAACCATATGACCTGTTGCTTCATCTTCAATATCTCTTAATGCTAAATCCCATAAACCTGCACCTGCTATGTTTAATTCATTCAGTATTTTAACTAAAAAGTCTTTATTTGTTTCTGAACCTTTTGCACATTCTTTAATAAATTCTGCAGATATAAATAAGTTTTTTACATACCCCCATTTGTACCCATCTATTGTTTTTCCATACATAGTTTTTGCAGTGCTTTCTGGAAATTTCATATCATATGATAATTTCATTGGTCCAAATGCTATACTATTTTCTGTTAATTTTAATACTTTTACTTTTTTACCATCTATTTCTGATTCCCCATTTGTATCTGTTTCCGGTAAATCTGGACATGGTATAATAACATTTTCTGAACAACTTATCATTCGTTGTCTACCCGTTGCAATTGCCTCATCTATTCTAATATCTACTGGCATATCACCCATTTTAGTATCACTACCTTTATTACAAATTGTTTTTACGATATATCCTAATTGAATATAGGGTGTGTCCGTATTACCATATGTCCAATCAAATACTTCATCTTGAACATTAATTGTGAATTGTAATAAATTTTGATAGGTTGAAGCATCATCCTTTTCCGGATCTAATTTAGCAGCCTGTGCAGCTAATGCAGTTCCTTTAGATGTTTCTTCTTCTGTTTTTTCTACTCTAGCTCCATGTTGTTTATTTTCTAATGCTAAGAAAGCTGGAATATCCGATGGTTGTGATAATTCTAACATTACATCTATTGTCAAATCATTATTTGCCTTAATAGAAAAATTTGTTAGTATGCCGGCGTGTATTTCAAAATCTTTTCCTACTACATATTTATAGTGGTCTCTTGCATTTATAGCTGTCTTTGCTGTGTCAACCCCCATTGCTACTGAAATTGCACTTCCATCTCTACCTTTTGACCAACCCCAAACTAATAATTGTGTTTTTCCAATTCGTAAAAATCCACCATTGGCCATCACATCCCTAATATCTGAAAATCTAACCGTCACTTCTGCTTTTTTAATCGCACCTAATGAACCTGCTGTTTTGACATCTATCCCTGTTATGATTGGTGGTATTCTTCGTTTTGAATTATTTACTTCCTCTGCTATATTAAATGTATTATATGATGTATTTCCTATAATTCCACCCACATTATTAAATCCTTGAAAACATTGTAATGCCGCAAATACTTTAGTTCCTGAAAATTTAACCTTATCAGTATTTACAATCGCATCTATAACCGATTTATCCAAATTATTTACTATTGGAAATTGACTCATAACTTTATTTTAATGAATTTTTTATTTGAATTGCTTCATTTCTTGATGGTATTCTTAATACAATACCTTCTTTCATAGATATATCAACTTCTGTCATATCATTTTTTAATGCTATTACCCACCACATTGAAGGGTCTTGATAATATTCATTTGCTAATAAATCTAATCTATCACCTTGAATAGTAATTACAACAATATCACTATCCGTTGCATCTACATTCGGTAATAATACAGAGTCATATACTCTACCTTTACCGGTCTTTAACATTGTTGGTATATTTGAATATCTATTTTCCATTTTTCTAATTATTATTTATTATAAAAACTATACTCACTACCTTCTTTATTTGTAACTACTTGGAATGATACCGATATTGTACACATAAATGGTAATTGTCCTACTTTTGGATCGATTTCCCAAGATGTTGCGGTATCTACGTTCATTGTAATATCACTTACAAATCCATTTTCTTTTATTAAATCACCTATTTGTAAATATACTATATTACCATATACACCATATCCTGAACCGCCATCACCCGAGGGGTCTCCTGTTGTGAATGAAGCTAATGTATTTACTTTATTCCAAATATATCCCAAATCTACATCACTCTCTGCATACATTGTTAAATCAAATGATATACTTCTTTCCCAATTATTAAATAAATAGAAATTAATACCACTACCAATTGGTTTAACACTATCCCAATTAGAAGTATTTTTGTCAGATAAGTTACTTACTGTTGCAAAAAAGTTAACTCCACCAATAGCAACTTTAACAATATCACTTTTATTTTTTTCTAATATTTGTGTTTTTAATTCATGATATGGATTTATTTGTTGACTTACATTTACTTGTGTTTGAATTGCCGTATCTAAAAATGCAAAATCATTTGTTAATATCTCATCAACGTTTTTACTAAATGGCTCTGCCTTTGTATTCCACCTTGCAACCGTGTCTAATCCACCAATTCGTTTGTATGGAAATTGATATTGTTTTTCATCGGTTGTATCTACATCTACTGAAATAAAAGCATCTCCAAATTGCTGTCCCAACTCAGTTTCTACATTTTTACCACCATATCCTTTTATTAATTCTGTATCTGCACCTTCAATAATTGTTTGTGAAAAAAATCTACTTTGTTCTTCGGTTGTAATATTTAAAACCTGTTTACTAACTGGTTCTGCCTTTGTATTTCCGCTTGTAAAAGTATCCGTTCCATCAACTTTTCTATATGGGAATTGATATTTTCCTTCAGTTGTAGTATCTACATCTACTGAAATAAATGCATCTCCAAATTGTTGACCTATTTGTGTTTCTACATTTTTATCACCATATCCTAATTGTAATTTTACATCAGCTCCAATACTACCACTTAAAAATCTACTTTGTTCTTCGGTTGTAATATTTAAAACATTAATATCACTTCTATCATAAACATAATCAGTTCCTGCTTTACCATTTGCAATTGGTGTATCACTTCCAACTACTCTTACTTCATAATCATTTGGTTTTGATGTATCTGGTATTACTAATTCTAATAAATTAGTATAACTTGCACCAAACGTTTGAGATAATCCACCATTTATGGTAATAACATTATCTTCTTTTATTTCATTTGAATAATTATCACCACTACCAAATATTGAATTTTTTCTATCTACTATAAAATCTTTAGTGTATGTAGCACCTTGTGATTGCCATGCATAAAAATTTCCATTTGCATCTAATGGGTCACCTAATGTATCTAATCTTAATGTATCGCCTTCTTTAGATGCTTTTATATTCAATAAGTTAGTATTACTAACACCATATCTCTGGTTTAAACTAGCTAATTTACTAATGTCATTTTCACTATAAGAACCATCTGCATTTCTTGTTCCAAATGATATAAATGAATTGCCGGCTGCATCTACAAATCTAGAATAGTTTTGTACTTTATCATCTACTGCTCTACCACTTGCATAATCATTTCTATCGGATAAATATGTTCCACTAAAACCGGTTATAAACATTAACGGATTTGCCGGCTGATAATTATTTTGAAACATAGTTGCTGAAAGTACTACATTTCCTTCGTTTCTAGTTTGTGGTGTGTTGTTTTTAAAAACTTGCCCATAGTAATCACTTATACCGTGCATATTATCGGTATCAGTAAATTGTGTTGTATCTAAAGTTGGTGCCATATCTTTTATGATAGTTGCACCATCTTTTTCTAAATAATTTAATGTACCAATATTAAAATTTCGTTGTCTTAATCTACTATAATTACGAAACGATAATCCATATCCATTTTCACCAAATCCTTCGTTTATTAATAATGTAGATGGGAAATATGGTTTATTAAATTTATCTATATTAAAGAATCCATTATTTTGTTTTTCTTTCTTTTTAGGTTTTTCTGGTCCTTCTTTACCTTTCTTTTTATTTTTATTTTTGAATAAAGATGCTACACCAACTGCAACTAATCCCACTGCCAAACCAATAGCCGCACTTTTTAGCGCCGGTAGAATTGCGTTTTTAACTTGTTCAGGACTTTTGTTAGCTTGTAAAAATTGTCCTAATTTAGATTTACTATTTTTATGATATGCATTATAATAAAATCCTCTAGCATAATCACCATTAACCACACCCGCATAGAAATTGTTTTCCATACCAGTTGGGTTACCATCTTCACCTTTTGTCCAATCATCCGGAAATTTAGGATGGAACTCTGCTAATTTAGATGCTACTCCACCAATAACCGCACCAACCTTTCCACCTATTGCCCCACCAATTTTATCGGCGGTTTTTTTGATTGCCTTTTTAGTTTTGTGTGGGTCGGTTTGTGTCATTATACGAACAATATCTGTTCCGTATATTTTAGGAGTTTCCTTTAACCATTTTTTTGCATCATCAATATCATTTGTAAAACGGTCAGATGGTTCAGGTTTAATTGTACCAGGTCCATTATCTCTAGGATTTAATCCATTTTCAAATGGAAACGTGTTTAATAATTCTCTTAATGATTTTCCCATAATTATTTATTACCTGTTCCTTGTCTACTACTATTAACGTTTTGTTCTTGTATTAATTTCTTACCATCAATATTAATAGCCGGCTGTCCACCTATTTTACTATCTATTGATTTTAATAATGCAACCATTTCATCATCTTTATTTCCACCACCAAATACTGCATTTCCTGCTCCTGCCGCAAATCCCATCATTGCAATTGCCGGCAATGCCAAAACACTAGCCGCTGATAATGCTATTAATGATAATGCTAATACACTTATCGCTGCTGCTAATCCAAATATAGGAAGTATCATTGAAGTTAGATTTCCCATATTAACTGCTAATTGAGGAAGGATTGCTACCATTGAACCTATACCTTGCATTACTGATTTAATACCTTCACCAATTAAAGATACACCATATCCAAATATTGCAAATGCCCCTGCCAGTCCTAATAACATTAAAATACCAATACCTGCTACCGGCGCTGTTGCTCCAAATGCAATTAATGCTGTACCCATTATACCCAATCCTGCTGCTGCTATCGGTGCGGTTAATCCAAATGCTGCCATACCTAATGCTCCAGGAATCATTAATGTAAATGCCAATGCGGCTGCTCCTACTGCCAATGAACCCATAAACGTTCCACTCATTGCAGTTAATCCTGTTGCTAATGTTGCTAACCCAGTACCCAATGCTATTAAATTTATTTTGCTCATTAAGAACATACCAATTGTACCAGGTATCATAGCTGTAAATCCTATACCTGCTAATATTAAGTTTGCCGAACCTGCTGCTACGGCTGCTGTTCCCATTGCCGTTAATCCAGCTGCCATAGGAATCAAACTAGAACCTTGTGCTACATTTCCTGCCACCGTTGCACCTTTTGCTACCTTTGCTGCTTTTCCAGCATTTTTCATTCCTTTTGCAGCTTTTCCGCCTTTACTTGCCACATCTGCGGTTGCTTTTCCACCTTTACCTACACTACCTGCCGTACCTGCTACATCTGCTGCTGCCGTTGCTCCACCAAATATTGAACCAATTCCTTTTAATGCACCCATCTTTGCAATCAATCCTGGGAACATAGTATTTAACATCCATGTACCAGCTTTCATAATACCACCAAATGCTGCACCTACTCCCCTAGTTATAGCTCCCCATATGGTAGTTAACATAGTAGATGATTTAATTCTTTCATTAATTAGTATCATTGCAATTCTTACCCATCCCAACATTTTGCTTACACCACCGGTAAATCCACCCCATAGTTTTGTCATAAAAGCACTAGCACCAATTTTTTGAAATATTAAACTCATTGTACCACTTATTAATCTAAATGGTGCCATTGCTAAATACCAAACAAATGAACCTAATGCTTTTAATGGAGTTAATAAACCCATTAATGATGTTCCCATTGCAGTAAGTCCTAAGTTAAGTTGTCCTGCTCCCATAACTAATGCAGACATCCCCATTAATACTTTACCTGTCAAAGAATTACCCATTGCGGTTAACATCTCACTACCTTTACTATACATCTGATTACCCACACCATGCATACCATTTAAGGTTTCTTCATGTGCAACCATTTGTTGTAATTCTGCATTTGATACACCCAATGCTTTTGCAGTTGCTTTTCTTTGATATGGATCCATTTTACTATATGCATGTATACCACCTACTGCTTCTAATCCTGCTTTTAATGAACCTGCTATATCACCATTGTATGCTAATTCTCTTGCTTTATTTAAATTAATTTCTTTACCTAATAAAACCGATGCTTCCATTTCATCTTCAACTGAACTTTGGTAATCCAATAAATGGTCTGCCATTTTTTCTGCTGTTTCTAATCCTACACCTAATTTAGCTGCTGCTACTGCTGCATCTGCTATATTTTTTCCACCATCTTTACTATATACTGCGAAAAATTCTGTGTTTGCAGCAATATCTTTCATTACTTGTGCCGGTGCTACATAGTTTGCTAATGCTAATTGTTTAACATACTCTCCTGTGTTTTTACCGATACCATAACTTTTACCTTGTAATTCACCAAATGCAACCGACATAAATGCCGCTTCCTTTGCACTCATACCATAATTAGCTGCCAGTAAACCAGCATCTACTGCCATTGAGGTTGTTAAGTGATGTGAATCTCCTAAATCTTTAGCTAAATCAATAACTGCAGCACCTGCTTCTTCACCTAATATTGCTCCTATTAAAGTTGCCTGTGTTTTAAGTCCTACCAATTGGGTCATACCTACACCCAATTCTTTATTTAAATGTACAAAATGGTGGGATAACTCTGCTGCACCAAGTAATAACATACCAACCATATTCTTACCAGAACGCACAAATATTTCGGCAGTTGTTGTTACTTTTTTGAAAGCTTTATTTATTGTACCTAATTCATGATGTAATTCTTGTAATATTTCTTTTTCTTCTTTAGATACATTAGCAAACTTACCTGCTTCTTCTTGTGATTCTTGTATTAAACTAATTTGAGTTAACAAATTTTTAATCAGTTCTCTATCTACATTTGATTGAATTTTACCCTTTGCTTCCGTTAATGCTAATTGTGCCTTTAAATCTGCTAACGAATTATTAATTGCTTGATTTTTTTCAGCTATCGCCGCTTTATCTTTATTACTTAAATCTGCCAATTCGGCTACTGATGTAATTGCACTTGATGCTGCTATTCCTGCACTTTTAAACGCTTCTTTATTTTTAGCTGATGCCTGTCCTATACTTTGTGCAAAATCAGTTCCATATCCTACTGCATCTTTAAGTGTGTCCTTTAAATCATGCTGTATATCATTCATATTCGCAATACTACGTTCTGCATCAGCATAATTTGTTATTTGTTCTTTTACTGCTGTGTTTTCTGCATTAACTAATTCAACAATTTTTTTAAGTTGTTTAGTTTTTTCATTTAAACTTTTTTGTACATCCTTTTCACTAACCTTTATTTTATTTATTATAGCTACTTGACCGACAAGAAGTTTTCTTTCAGCTTCTCTTAATTCTAAGATGCTACTAATTAACTCTTTACGTTTTGTTTCTAACCCCGTATCAGCTTGTGTATTTTGTGAGGCTTTTGCCATTTATTATCCGTGATATTTTTTCATGTATTTATCAAACTCACTCCAATCATCTTTCATTTTTTCCATTTTCTTAGCTACTTCAGGATGAACTCCAGCTTTTTCAGCTGCTTTAATGTATCTATCTGCTACACCCTTTTGTAATGATTTGAAAAAATTATCAACTATACTAGTAAGTAAACCTTCGGAAATTTGTTCTTTATTATTTGCCATATCTTTGCATGATTTTATATAAATATCATAAAAACCAAAAAAGTTAGGAGTTTATTTTCTCCTAACTTTACTATTTGCTTTTTGTATTTGTTCGTTTTCTTTCTTTTTAATTTCCAATACTTGGTTAAGATACATTCTTCTAATGTGATTCGGTAAATTATACACATCACCAAACGTAAATCCACCACCACCATGAAATACGATAAAGAAAATCTCATCGTATATCTGTTTTTTGTAATTAGGCGGTAGGGTAAAAAAAGTCAATCCCAAATGGGATATCTAGCGCCTCCGTTTCGCCCGTAATTTCTGATGTAAAACTAAATTTCATATCTAAATCCGGTGATATACTTCTTACATACGCTCTAAATGCTTTTACATCTTTAGCTATAAATTGATTGATAACCCAGTTGTTAACAAAACTTCTATCTGAATTGTCATTAACTGCTACAATCATATACTTTAATCTCGTTGTTACTTCACTACTATTAACTTTTCCTTTACTCAATCTTTCCATTGCTTTAATATCATTGTTAATATCTTTCTCATCTTTGTGAGTTAAGAATTTAAATGTAAGCTTTGTTCCAGATGGTAATGTAAAATTATATCTATTATTTGGTGATAGTAAACTATAATCTACATCTTTAGTTTGAACTGCCGTTAAATCAATTGTTACTTTTTGTCTTTCACCACTAAATGGGTCTGTAATTTCTACATCATATTCAGGACCATATCCTAATACTCTTGCTGCTAAGTAAACTGCATTCTTATCACCGACAACTAAATCATCCGAATTAACACCGTGTTGAACGATGATTGATTCTAATAACTTATCTAATACTAATCCTTTGTTAATTAAGTTTGTATCAGCTAAGATATCTTCTTCTTTTGCTGTAAGGTATTTAATTTCTAATGTACCTTTACTTAATGGATTTGTAGAATCATATACTTTACCTTCTGATGGTAATGATATGACTTGTGTTGGAAACTCAAATGTTGCCGTTGTTGTTTGTTGCGGTTGAGTTGGTGCCGCTCCTCTTTGTATTTGTACGTTTTCTTCCATAATAACTTTTTGTTTGTTTTATATAACTATTTGTTTTTTAAATTTTTATTCTTCACCACCTAAATCGATTTCATCTTCCCACTCTTTTACCGATTTTGCTTTTCTTTTTTTGAATTTTTTATTAACCTTTAAATCGTTATTTGTTTGGGTTGTATATGGTGGATATGTTGTATAACTCCATGCACTACCACTCGGATAACCATAAGCAGTTGATGTACTTCCAAATCCAAATGGTGGATTAGCTATTGTTATAGAACCACTACCAGGTGTTGTTGTAATCGTTGTACCAGGTGTAGAAGTTATCTTATAGGGGTTGTATGGGTCATATGGTTGGATAAATGGTAATGTTTGTATTGGTGCAGTATTTGGAACTCCAAACGGAAATCCTATTGACGTTTCATCACTAACTTTTTCCAATTTTTCTTTTAATAAATCCCATTGTTTTGGAGTAATATTATATTCATGTACTCCTTCCGTAAATCCTTTTAACCAAATTGTAAATTCTTTCGATGTCATAACTATATATTTGTATATATAAATATAATGAAAATAAAAAAGGGAAACAAATAATTGCTTCCCTTTCTTTATAATTTTCTTTAGATTAGAATTCTAAGATTGCGTAATCGTAAGTGATTGTTAATGTAATCATAACTGGTTCATTTGAACTCCAGTCTACATCTCCAAACTCTGCTGAAGAAATAAATGCTCCAACTAATTTCCATTGTTCTACTTTATCACCAACAGGTCCTAACATATAGAAATCGATATTCTTTTTGTAAAAATCAGCATACCCGTCTCTACCAGTGATAGATTCGTGTCCACTTCTAATCCACTCCATTACCGATTGAGCACCACTTGGTACAATTGGATCGTATAGAGTGATAGTAATATCAGTCCAATTAGATTTTCCTTTAATTTTTCTCTTTAAGTTGATATGATCTAATTCTACTACTTCACTTTCGATTTTAGGTCTGTTTGCAGTTTTAATCATGAAAGATGGAATACCATCAATTTCCATTATAAAACGGTTCGCTAACTTTGGTTCAAAGTTGGTATAAAATATCTTATCAAATGATAGTACGTCAGCCATTGTTTATTCTCCTTTACTTATTATAAGTATTTCTTTTTTTAATTATGCGTTAAAACTTGCTCCAGTTGGTAAGATGTTGAAATCAATTTGAATGAATTCAGCTGTCTTAGTTGGTTGTAAAAATATAGCACCTTTCATAATGTTTCTATCAATTACATCTGGAGTATTATTAGTATCATCCATTACAACTTTGAAAGCGTATAAACCTTGCTTCTGTTGGATTCCCTCTAAATAAGGGTTAACAGCATTTAAGAATTTATTTCTTGTATCAGTTGTATTTTGTTCGAACACTAAGTATCTACTTGTAGAAGCGATGTATTTCTTAACTGTGATTAACAATCTTCTTACATTGATTCTATCTAAAGCTGACGGCTTAGCTTGCAAAGTTTTTTGTCCGTAAGCACTAATACCTTGTCCAGGGAATTGTGCAATTGGATTTACTCTACCTTCGTATAATTCATCTCTTTCTGCGTGAGTCAATCTATTAGTTACCGCTACTGCACCCATTAAACCACCTCTATTCAAACCTGCTGGTGCGAACCACTCAGCTGCTAATCTGTCATTGTTTGCAAAAACAGCTGGCATAATTACTGAAGGTGGAACTGCGATTAATTTGTTTGTATTAACATCAATTGTTTTAACCCAAGGATAATAAACACCCGCGTAGTTTGTATCTAACGCTTGCACTGCTCCCACGGTTGCATCGATAGTAGCATCTTGTCCAGCTGCATCCATAATATAGAAAGCATCTGCTCTATTCTCACATAAATCAATACCCAATTGAGCTACTGAAGGATGTTGTTCGAAAGTTACACCAGGTATTACTAATAAATTAATATCCCACTCATCTACATTTGATAAAGCATCTAAACATTTTTTGTATGCTGCAGAACCACTTGTAGTTGAAACTGATAAATCAAATCCTTGTGAGTTAGTACCAGTAATAAGTGTTCCTTTATTAGAAGGAATTGTTGGATTTAAACCATCAAAACCACCTTGAAATGCAATTGTGAATTGTCTTTTTGCAACTTCAATTGCATTTGCATTTGAACTCAATGATAAACCACCTTGGTTATCTAAACCAAATGATACGTTAGAACCAACAGTTGCTCCATTAGGAATTGGTTTTAAGTATATTTTGTTATCATCGTTTAATAAGTTAATACCTGCAATTACAGAAGTTGAACCAGTATTATAAGTTACCGCTGGAATTAATGCATCTAACGCACTTGCACTTACAGGTAAAGTGTATGCATCATGTCCAAATGGAACTGCTACGATTGGATTTGCATCACTCGCTGCAGCCATTTCAACTCTAATGTATTTAGATTTATTACCCCAATCACCTGTAATAGTTAATTTACCACTATTATCAATTGTAGTATTTCCATCTCCAATTACTCTTGCGATATAATTAGTTGCATTTGGATCTAAAGTTACATTATTATATTGTTCTAAAATTGTTTGTCTTTTATCTGTATCGTTGTATGCTCTAACATAAACTGAGAATGTACCATAATCAGAACCATTAATATCACCCGCTGCTTTAACATTACCAATAGTTACTTTGAATCTTGTGTTTTCAACATTACCATCAGATAAAGTATGTAGTGTAAATAAATCATATCTATTACCACCAATCAATTGAGATTGAATTGAAGGAGTATATGCACCTTGTGCTCCACCACTAAATACTTGATCTCCTAATGCAGTTAATTGAACGTCTGCAGATGCACTTACATAAGTTTGAGCTGCATTTGCAAAGTATCCATATACATATGCTTCTTTAGTTCCCAATGGAGATGTACCAAATACATCATCAATAGAAGTGTTTGAAACTGGATCTACTGAAGCACTATATGAACCACTTAATGCAGAACCACTTATTATAAAATTACCAGAAGTATTTGTTGCATTTGTAATTGTAATACTATCAGTAAAACTTGTAGTTTGTGTATCTGTATTAAATAAAATACCTACTGCTCCTGATGCTGATGTTGTTGTAGCAGTAAAACTTAAAGTTGCTGCAGTAGCTGCTAAGGATGAACCACTCACTGATATACTACCAGTTACTGTCACATTTTGTCCAATATTTGTTAATGTTACGGCTGTTACAACACCACCTACGATAGTTGCACTAGCACTTGGTTGTGTAGTTGCTGTAAATCCACTAAATATAACTGGAGAAGTACCATCCGTTGGATATCCACTACCTGTTGCTGAACCACTTACTGAAATTGTTTTTACACTACCATCTGCGGTAATAGTAAGTAATCCAGGTGATTGTTCGGTATATCCATCGGTTCCTGCTACTCTACAAATTGTTACTACACCAGCTTCTCTCAAATAATTTTGAGCAGTTAATTCTGTGTAATATGTACCATCAGCGGCACCGAACACATCTGTTAATTCAGATTGTGTTGTTATGATTGTTGGTTTGAATGCTGGTCCTTGTTTAAAAGGTCCTACGATTGCTGCACCAATTTCACCTACACCTTGTGCGATGAATGATAAATCGTTTTCTCTTGTAAAAACACCAGGTGATACTAATTTTTCAGCCATTTTATTTGTTCTCCTTATAAATTATGTTATAATATTCTAATATAAATATACAATTTTTGTTGTAAAAATATATTATTCTTTTGTTTTAATTGTAAATTCTCCGGTGGTGGTATCTAAATTACCATCTCCGAATTCTTTTTGAATTTCACTTAAAACGGTTTGTTCTGCTATACTCAATCTTGCTAACTCTTCAAACATTTCTTCTTCTTCTGTTTTAAGATTAGTTTGATTGATTTTGTTTTGTCCGATTAAAAAAGTTAGTTCATTAAACTTACCTTTTAATTCATTAATTTGTTGTAACTGCTCTGGTTTTATTTGTGCCATAGTTTTTATTTATTTGTTCTATATATAAATATATATTTTTTTAGTCAAACGATATTATAATCCGTATCTACCTTTTAAATTGTTCCATACATTTCCTATTTCAGTTGCAGTTAATGCTCTTTGATAGAAAAAGAATGAACCTAAATTACCAGTATTATTTTGCATTAAATAAATATCAGCTGTTCCAGTAGTTGCCGCTGCAGTTGTTGATGCTGATGTAGCTTCTACGTTATTATTATATATTTTTGTTGTACCAGCACCCGTTGTAACTGCAACCATTCTCCATCCTGTTAAGGTTTGTGATGTTGCTGATGTATTACCATTCGGTGTTGATGTAAATGCAATTGTTGTTGAACTAGCATTTAAAGTATAATCCGTTCCTCTACTTAATATATTACCTGCACTATTTTGTACAAATGCAATAATAGTATATCCGTTTCCAGATGTTGTGTTAAAGTTTGTATTACCCGTACCACTACTTAAACCATTTTGTTTAATACCATATTTACCACTTGCAAATGTTAATGATTTTGGAGATGTTGCATTAAATGAAGGTGCTGCAATTGCTGGATTTGCATTTCCACCGGTTAAGTTAAAACCAGTTGAATATCCTGCTACATCATTAAAGTTTGTAGTTGAAACTGCTGTGTTATAAGATGCCGCGAATTGTGGTTCTAAGTAACATACTAAATTTGTCCAAGGAATTGGTGCAGTTGCTGCTCCTTTATTATGTGAAACAAATCCATTAGCTAAATAAGTATGTGCTGTATCTACTGTGATTGTTGCAATTTCTAATGTTTTATTTACAAATTGTACTAATTCTACTAATACATCTTCTACTAAACCGGTTGTTGGATTATATTTAACCAATTTATCACCTTCTACCACATCTTCTGCTCTTGTAAATTGATAAGTTTCAGTTAATGCATCCCATACAAAGAAAGGATGTGCGTGAGTTGTTTTGATTGCACCATCATTAATAGAAACATATGAATCTGCAAATGAAAAATAAATATTACTTACTTCTGCATTTACAATTTCACCATTTGAACCTGTTTGATTATACCACCAATACCATTCACCTTCATCATTTTGTGGAAACCACTCTGGCATATCAGTTGGTACGAATGTTTTAATCATATCACCTGCATATAAATCACCTGCTAAAACAGTTGAACCATCTGCTAATAAAATTTCAGTATCAGTTGCTACACAAAGAACATCAGAGTTAATTGAGTTATATGAATCTACTGAATAAATTGTTTTTGTACTTGCATTACCACTACCATAATTTCCAGCTGCATTCGTAGTATAGGTATCATCGTAATATGCAGTTAATGTTGTTGCATTACTACCACTATATGTTGAACCTGCCAATGCTTTTGCATTAATAGCAGTTGTTGCACCATTTGTACCAACTGTAAAATATGTGTTATCATTTACTGTCACACTATAATTAGCTGCTTGTATTTTTACTCTATTATCAAATGCTAAACCTTGTCCGGTAAAAGCAAATGTAAGGTTTTCAGTTGTACTTTCTACTATATAAGTAAATGGTTGTGTTACTGCTACATTACCATATATGAATGAACTCATTGATACAGGTGTACCTGCCAATGCATTTGCTGCGTTTAATGAAGATGATACTAAACCACTTCTAGTTGTACCATTCCATGCTTTGTATAGATTTCCTAAACTTAAATTACTTGCTGGCATATTATTTCCTTTTTATTTTCTTTAACTATTATAAATATCTAATAAACTATTAACCCATTTGTTTCTATCCGAATACTCTAACATATATTCTTTTATTTTATTGAACCAATGTTTTTTATATTCGTAATCACTATTTTTAATCCATTGTATTGTTCCTTCAAATTCAGTTTTAGTATCTGCTCTAAAAGGATAATTCCAATCTTTCATCCACTCTTTACTCAATATAGGTAGTTTTCCATAATCAACCGCTTGAAATATTGAATATCCAAATGGTTCATAATTAAAACAACTATGTGAAATTCCCCAATCTAAACGATAAAACCAATCTAATTTATTATAATCAAACATATATCGTTTAGCTCTTTTGAAATTCACCCCATATCCCTTCTCCCACACATCATTTAGAACTTTTAGTGTTGTAAATAAATAACAATCTATATTTTCTAAATACCAAACTCTTTTTCTTGTTTCCGTTCTCGCTGCAAATCCTACTTTGTTTGAATCACTGCATTCTAAATTATGAGTAAAATCATAATAATTAGGAATATCAATGAAGTCATACTCTGCATGCTTTGGAGTTTGAAATAATCCTATCCAAATTCTTTTCTTAGCTGATTTTATTATATTATTTTCCCACTCTGAGTCTGCTCCATAATGTTGCATACCTGGTGCTTCTGAAAATAATCCAGCTTTGAGAGACATATCTATTGAATTATGCATTACATAACTCTCTATCTTGTCCAAATTGTTTAGGATTGCTGAGTTAGGGTAATAGTGTCCGTGTAGTATGTGTATTCGCCGAGCACTATTTATAAGTTCATCGAACTTATCTTTATCATCCACTTGCCAATAAATTTC